GAAGATGACCGCTACCTCTGGCCGGAGGTGCTTCGTGTCATCAACGAAGTTAGACCCACTTGGTTTGTTGGTGAAAACGTTGGTGGAATCATCACGATGGTACTCCCCGGCGAGGAGACTAAAGTGGGAAGTTACACGGACGTTTGCGGAGAGAGTTACACGATGTACGAGAAACGACAACGATACGTTATCGAGCAAATCAGAATCGACCTCGCGTCAATCGGATATTCAGTCCAGCCAGTTGTTATACCGGCTTGTGCCGTCGGAGCGCCCCACCGGAGAGACCGGGTGTGGTTTCTGGCAAGAAGGGATGATGTTACCGACACCGATGGCGCAGGATTACAGGAGACGGGGACCCAACAGCGAGCAACAGGGGTTGCCGGAGATGGCTTACAACGGGATGTTGCCAACCCCAACGGCTATAGATTCAGGATCAGGGAGAATAAACAAAAGCATATCACCGAATGCCAAGGAGAGACCAACGATCGCTCTTGCCGCAAAGATGGGATTACTTCCAACCCCTCAAAATCGGGATTTCAAGAACGGGTCAACAATGGAAAGCAAGAGGATGCAAAGGAAACAAGAACAGGGATGGAGGGTGGACTTGAACGACATGGCAACGAGCGGGTTACTCCCGACACCAGTTGCGTCGAACTACAAGGGGGCGGCGAAGAGAGAGACGATTATTCGCAAGGGAAGGAATCCAGGAACGAACGATCTCCCAAGTTATTTTTCCCAGGATGGCAAAACTTCCCAACTCAATCCCCTGTTTGCAGCAGAGATGATGGGGATACCCTTGGATTATCTGGTATCACCTTTTCAAGATGGCGACAAGAATCGATAAAGGCTCTAGGT